TTATTTAATATTTAATACTTGACCTGCATAAATGAAATTATGATAATTAGCCTTTACTCCATGTCTTTTTGCATTGGCATCAATCATAGATTTATTTCTATTATAGATGTCTTGCCATGTAATTCCAAACTTCTTGGCAATGGTACTTAAATTATCTCCTCTTTGAACAGTATATGTAACTGCTTGTGGTTTTTGTGGTGCAGGAGCAGAAACTAATTTAATATCTGACTCATTCATCCATCCTAAATCACCTTTAGTGTTGTATGGATGTGCAGTATTTTCTGCTACTCTAGTAATTTCAGTTTCTTTATTTGATACTGAACCACTAGGAGATGATGCAGTACTACTAACATATAAAGCACCATTAACAATTACCTTATCTCCAACCTTAAACTTACCATTATAACCATTTGATGTATCATGTGATGGTTTTGGTTGAGGTTGAGGCTCTACATGATGTATATCACCAATAGCAGGATTAACAATACATCCTCTAAATGTATAACTCTTACCTAATCCCCATCTACCATTTGAATTGGTTCTTACAGAGTTCCAAAAAGCACTCGAACCGTATCCACTTTCAGAAGTATAAATCTTATTATCGTCATCAATTCTTTCAACAATAGCAACATGACCTGCTCCATCATTACCACTTAAGGTAGGACCTTTTTGAAATACCATAATACCACCTAAAGTTGGATATGATACTACTTTCAATCCTAGACTCTTTGCTCTTTCAATAAAGTTTTCTGCATTACAGTTAAGACTAGGATACTTCATACTCCCTATAATTTCATTAAATCTACCACAAGCATAGCCTACACAGTTTGCCAATACATTTGCACTAGCATCAGTTGGATGTCCTTGAATACAAGTAGAATAGCCCCCTTTTGACCTAGTAATATAAAATTTATTATTACTTGGCTTACTTGTCCTCATCTTCATCTTCAATCACCTCTTCTTCGTTTTCAACAGAACAATCTTCTCCCTCAACCAATACATCTAATCCATCTTCATTAAATGTTGTTTGAGTTTCCATTTCTTCTGTAACTTCCTTTACTTCTTCTTTAATTTCTTTTTCCATAACTTTCTCCTCCTTATAAGAAATCAAATAAAAAAAGAACCATCAATTAGTTCCCATATTTGTTATAATTAGCACTTGAAATCATTAACAATGTTCCAAGAAAAGCATCTAATGCAGTAATTGTACCTACTACTTCTTCACCATAAGGTAATCCCCATATACTTGCTAAAGCAAAATATAGAGTACCAAGTGCAGGTAATACTATTTGAGCGATGTATTTTAAAACATCATATACTTTATTACTCATAACTTTCCCTCCTTTTTTAATTTCTCCCATTGGTCATGAATATAAGAATTTCCTCCTTTTTCTCGGTATTTATCATATAGTTCATGTCCTCTTATTTTTTGTTCTTCTGTAACTGCACCCATCTCTGCCATCCCCATGAAATTAACTAAATCTGTTTTTAGGTCATTAACCTCTAAAGTAGAAATATTATCTTTAATATCTACTATTTCTTTTTGTATAGGCTCTAACATTTCAGATATTCTCTTATCAATAGGATTTTTAAACTCTTTTATTAAAGACTTTATATTACCAATCAAAAGCAAAATAAAAGAAAGGGCGAGTGCAACTTGTCCCAATGTAATATTTTCCATGTTTTGTTGCTTCCCCTCCTTACAAACACAAAAAAAGACCATATTTCTATCGCCTTTATTACTAAATACATTATAACACCTTTTTACTGTGAATTTTGTGAATTATTCTTAATTAATTGTTTTTTATTTTATTTTTTCGATAGCAATATAACTCTTACCCCACTCATCATTATGTATGACACCTGATAAGTCTGAACTGATATACATTGTTATAATGTCATTATTATTCACATCTAATTCAAAACCGTGAAAATCACAACAATCATAATAATATAATTCCATATTATTTGTATAAGCATAATTTCTCATTACTATTTCTTCGTTCTTCTTTATTATGATTTTTAAAAAGGATTTCCCCGACTCTTGAAATTGAACATTTAAGTTTGCTGATATTCGCACTCTACTTGCATTTTGAATTTTAATACCATTTTCTACTATCAAGAAAGCATTTCCATTTACTTCTTTAGTGACAAATGTTGCTTGAGTCTCTTCCTTAAAGGAACTTGCTTTAATAATACAAAAGCAAGAAGAATTTATATTATTTAAAATCTCCTTTAAAAATTTTTTATTATGTACTATACTAGAACTATCTAAATAATTACCATTTTTTAATTTAATACTTTTAAGCATATTTTGACTTATTATTTAAGCAATACGGCACCAAATATAACAAGTAAAGTATGGGGGCGTATTATTATGTACTTGTCCTCTTCCCTCATAATCAGCATTAACTAATCCTTTAGCATTGTCTCCACTATTAGGACTTAAATTACTAACCAATCCATTAGCACCTGCTAAATTTTGAATTTTACTGCCTCCACTATCAGCATAACTAGTTGTAATGGCAAACTTATTACCATCTCCACGAGCATCTTGATAAATTAAATGTTTATGCGATGGCATTTCGTTGATAGTTAAAGCATGATTTTTTTCTCCACCTGTTTTCTTTACTGTGCTAAAATCAATATCGTTTGTATCCACTCCTATTAAAGTGCGTCCTTTAGATATTTGTTCCCAAATTCCACCAAACCATATACTTGGGTTAATATCATTTACACTTAAGTAAATACTTCCTATTGGAAAGTAAGGACATGGATATACTTTTTCATTATTCTGGTTTTTTAATTGAATGCCTTTACTCATATTTATTTAGAGTTAGAATTTTTATTTATAAGTAAACTTAATTGTAATAACTTTTTTCCAACCTGTTGCCCATCCACCATTTGTCATCAATATAATCATGTCCCAGTCAATCGTGGCAGAAAAATAACTATTACTATTTGCATCGGTATAATATGTTTGCACTAATGGTAAACATCTTAAATAGTTGTTTAATTTATTAATTAAAAATGAGTTTGACATATCTATCCATATAATATCAATCAAATTTAAATCTAAATTATGAGGGACTTTAATCATATATTGCTTGTCATAATTAATTGTTTCATCGGTTACAATTCGCTTAGCATAGACCCTCTTACCATTTAAAAATTCACCTGTTTCATATATTTCATTATCTTTAATATTCGTGATGATTGATTTACTATCTAAATAAATATCATTTTTTAGTTTAATTGATTTAGGCAATTAAACCACCTCTAACTCGTAACCTCCTTACCACGGAGATTATTAAATAAATAGGAGATACTCTTAAATAATAAGTGTACCTCCTTTCTTGTATACATTTGAGGCATAAGCCGTGTATGTATGTATGTATGTATGTATGTATGTATGTATGTATGTATGTATGTATGTATGTATGTATGTATAAGCATAACACTTTTAGTGGATATGTCAATATTTTTTTAAACATTTTTATTCCTCCCATTCCTCTATTGTTTCATACCAATGTGTTTTGCATAATCACTTTGCGTTAAACCTAATTCCCTAATTTTCCCTTTTATTTTGGAATATTCAAAATTCACAACTATGCCTCCTTTCGGGTTAATATTTTCTTAACCTAATCAAAGTATAGTATATTTTTTCTTAACTGTCAATAACTTTAGTTAAGTTTTTTGTAATTTTTTTATTTTTTATTTTAAGTTTTGTTGCTTTTTTCTTAACTTTTGTTTATAATAATATTAAAGGAGGTTGGAAACAATGTTAGAGGACACTTTTGCTAATAGACTAAAAAAAGCACTTGATTACAATAATATGCGACCTATTGATTTAGCAAATAAGGCAAAAATATCAAAAGCACAAATTAGTAACTATTTAAAAGGTTCTTACAAAGCAAAACAGGATAAACTATATACTATTGCTAAAATATTAAATGTAAGTGAAGCATGGTTAATGGGATACGATGTTGATATGGATAGAGAGTGGATTGAAGAAAAATCTCCATCAGAGTTGTCTATTGACAATGCAAGATATATTGAAACTACAACTAGAACAATAAAAATACCTCTTCTTGGCAAAGTTCCTGCAGGTGTTCCAATAGAAGCAATACAAGATATTTTAGGATATGAAGAAATCCCTGCATCAATGTTAAATAGTGGAGAAAATTACTTTGCTTTAAAAATTGAGGGGGATAGTATGTACCCTGAATATATGTCAGGTGATGTTATAATTATTAAACAACAACCAGATTGCAGTTCAGGTGATGATTGCATTGTTATGGTAAATGGTGATGATGCTACATTTAAAAGAGTAATAAAACAAGATAAAAGCTTAATTTTAAAGCCTCTTAACAATAATTATGAACCTTATGTATTTAGTGAATATGATATTATGACTAAACCTGTTAAAATTATTGGAATTGCAATAGAAGTCAGAAGAAAATTAAGGAGGTAAAACTAATGTCTGCAAGAATAAGAACTATTAGTAAAATTGGAAAAGGAAAATACTACACCTCTAGTTGGAAAATAAGTGATTATCTTATTGCAAATTTTCTATACTATATAACAATATTTCCCATATACCTAGTAATTAAATTTTTCTTTTATGTACCAATTAAATGGTGCATTACAAAGATAAAAAATAAAAAGGCATAAAAAAAAAACCTACTGCTCGAACAGTAAGTCAAAATGAAAAATCACTTTTTAGTCATCCAAACTAAAAACAAAATATAAAGATATAATGTTATGGATTTTTCTATTTCATTATATCAAAAATAGCCTAAAAACACAAGAAAAGGAGGACATTTTGATATATGAAATTACCAAATAAATATGGTATCATTGAAAAGTTATCAGGTAATAGAAGAAAACCATATAGAGTAAGAAAAACTGTAGGATGGGATGAAAATGGAAAACAGATAAGAAAGACACTCGGATATTATGAAACAAGAACAAAAGCATTGCAAGAATTAGCACTTTTTAATGAAAAACCTTATGATATAGATATTAAAAAAATTACAGTTAATGAACTTCATAAAAAATGGCAAGATGAAAAGTATCCTAAAATTGCTTACAAAACTCAACAAGTATATAATATGTGTTGGAATTACTGTCAAGATATAAAAGATGAAGCCTTTGTAGATATAAGATTACAACATTTACAAAACATAGTAGATGGTATGGGTAGCAAATGGAGTGCCAAGAAAGCATTTAAAATTCTTTGGCATCAAATGTATGATTTTGCTCTTAAAAATGATATGGATGTAAGAAAATATTCGGAATACATTGATATAGGCAAAAAAACCACCAAATTAGAAAGAATACCATTTGAAGAAGATGAAATAGACAAGATGTGGGAAAATGTTGATAGGATGGACTTTATTGATACTATGCTTATACTTATTTATACAGGCATGAGAGTTGGCGAACTATTAGACATAAAAATAGAAAATGTTCATTTAGAGGATAAATACATGGTTGGTGGTTCTAAAACAGAAGCAGGTAAAGATAGAATTATACCTTTCCACGAAAGAATAATACCACTTATAAAAAGATGGTATGATAAAGCAATTGAAGTTGGTAGTGAGTACTTAATCTTTAATTATGAATATAAACAAATGAAGTATTGGAACTATTATCATGAAAAGTGGGAAAAGATTATTGAACAACTAGAATTTAATAAAGAACATAAACCTCACGATACAAGGCATACTTTTGCTACTCGTATGGATAGAACACCTGCTAATAAATTATGTATTAAAAGAATTATGGGACATGCTAGTACAGATATAACAGATAAGGTTTATACACATAAAGATATAGAAGAACTTATAGAGGCAGTTAATTACCTTAAATAA